CCAGTAATAGTTTCGTCATCTGTAAAACTACCAGAAGTCTTATCTTTAACAATAATTGTACTTGGTAATTTTATTGTAGGACTTGGTGATCCTTCATAACCTGCGCCTGTCTCAATTTTTTTAGTGCTAAGTAATCTACCTATTTCACCACCAAAAGGAATTATTTTTGCTCCACTTCCACCACTACTTGTGACAACTGCTGTAGGTAAAGATGTATAACCACTACCAGAGTTTATAATTCTAATATCTGTAATATCTTCATTTCCTGATCCACTTTCTTGTACAATTTTATTTCCTGTGTAAACATCACCTCTTACTGTCTCATCTTCTAATACTATGTGATCTACTGATGTTGCGCCTGTTGTTCCTGTTTCTGGTGTGATACCACCATTAACAACTGATACTTTTGCCACGGCACCACCACCATTTGTGTTAGTGTTTGTAAATGTAATATCATCGCCAATCGCATAACCTGTTCCAGCATCATCAATTAATAATTCTGTAATACCACCTGACCCTACGTTGTCCACTTGAATAATTGCACCATTACCAGCGCCTGAAAAAGTTATCGCATCACCAGAGCTTAATAAATTACCATCATTTGTAATACTAATTATATTAGGTATACCTGTGGTTGTGGCTTTTATAAATGTATCATTTTCATCTGATTCTGTACCTCTAATTTCTTCACCAGTCACAAATGGGCCACCAGATATTGTATCTTCATTTAAAATAAATTCTGATACTTCGTTTTGAGCTATTTGAAATTTAAATACGTTTTCTACGGAAGCAGTTGCGCCTGAAGTTTGTCCAGTTATTGTTCTACCTATTAAATCTGATGTGTTACCAACAGTACCAATTGCTCTTAATATTTTTTTAGTATCAAATTGACCATCTGACACTCTTAACATTTGTTCTCTAGGATAAATTGTTTCTGAATCTAAATTAAATAAAAATCTAAAAAATACTTCATGTCCTCTTTGTGTACCTTTAGCTCTATAAACAGATTTAATATTTTTAATTAATTTTCTCTTATCAACATTTGTATCTAAAACTTCTGGTAATGTATTTAAAAACTCATTTCTAAATTTTGTTAAAAAGTTAGAGATCGCTTTATCAGGATCACGGAAGTTTAATAAATCTTGTATATTATTTACAGGATTTGGTTTATAATTAGATATAGTTGCTCTAGCTGTTGATGTGGCACCAATAATAACTTCATCTTTTATAAACTTATCTTGTGCTGATATGAATAATCTATTATTAACTAAATCTTCTGATAATACTGTTGCAGTCGCATTAGATGTTTGACCTGTTACAATTTCTCCTCTTTGAAATTTACCAAAACCAGTATCTTCTAAAAGTATCTTATCACCTGCATCTAGTGATGTTCTATCCGTGTCTAATTTAGAAGCGTTTAATACTAGATTGTTTGTTTGAGCTGTTTCAGTTTCTAATTGAATACCATCTGTTAATTCAATATTCGCCAGAGTAATCTCTGCCGATTCCATAAATCTATAATATGTTTTTACAAACTCTAAAAATTTAGGGTGATCGCTAAGTACAAACTCAGGTACTTGTTGATTTATAAGGTTAGTTATCTTTTTAGTAAACTTTGCCATTAGTAGCTACTTGATGTTGTGTACCCTACTCCTGCGTCAGAAGAGCCACCAACAAAAGTATCTGCACTAACTGTAATAGATGAATTGGCTGTATCTATTTCTATTATTTGATCTCTTACTGGAACTACATCATTTGAAGAAGGTACTACTGTTAATTCTATTTTTGTTGAAACTGCGCCTCTAATATTTTCTACACTTAATACACTTAAAGAGTTTATAGTTATAGCGCCAGTTGTATAGTCAATTGTTCCTTGTGTGTTATTAGCATAAACTCTTGTTGCGCCAGAAAAACTATAACGTCTCACATTACCTTGTCCGTCATCATCTAAAAAGAAAACTGTTGAACTATCACCAGATACTTTGAAACCTGAACTCTCTAATATACCACCAGCTGATGTATTGTGACCAGAGTGTGGATTATATAATGCGTTTCTAAAATATACATTGTATTTTGTAGATGACGCTAATGTAGGTGTAAAATCTTTTCTAATTTTTAATGTCGTTATATTTGATAAGATAGAACTATCTGTACCATCAATTAGTCCTGTAACTTTTGAGTATCTAAACACACCATCAAATTGTGATAATGTATTTGTATTATAATTAGTAAGAGTTGTTAATACATCTGATTTTAAAGTATCAGCTATTTTAGTAGTTGCCTTCTCGTCATATTTCACATTAGTTGTTAATAAAATTTTAGTTATTTCAGGATCAACAATCTCTGGTCTTACAGAAGCAACATTATATTTTTTTAATTGTGTAACTAAATCTGTTTTAGTTGTATTTGTTAAAGTAGAGCCAGATGCTGCTTTAATTGCAATCTTAACTACACCATAAACTGGTGTTTCCTCATCTTCACCACCCCAAGCAGAAACTGATTGAGCATTAGGATATAATGTTTTTACAATTGTTTCATAGTCTGCTGTTGTAACAGCTCTATCTTGCGCTGAATATTGTAGTGGTGCATTAAATCTTATTGACTCTTTTGTTTGAGCCTCTGCGCCACCTTGAGCATTTGATACAGTAGTTATACTTACATCAGAAAATCCACCAATGCTACCAGATAGTGTAAACGAACTTGCACCATTTGCTTCATTTTTATTAGATACAATATATTCTAATATGACAATGTTACCATCATCTAATTTATTTCCTAATACATCATCACCAAAGTAAACTTCAAACTTTCCATCTTCCATTTCTTGTAAGAAGTAAACTTTAGAGGTTGATGATATGCTAGTAACACCAGTTGCTAATGTGTATGTGTTAGTTGTAGTATCACTAGCTGAATTTTGTATTGATACTTTTAAAGTTGTAGTATCTGCGTTGACACTTGGTATGATAAATCTTTGGTCAACATCTGTACTATCTACAGTGTATTTAAAAGTGACTAGTGTTCCCTCAAATACTGGAATGTTTGAAAATCTATAAACACCACTTGTTGGTGTTAAAACGTGTGATGTATTTGTTACAAACTGATAAGTTTCACCATCTACTGTTGTTGTAAATGCTGTTCCTTTTGCCATTGTAATTGTAGCAGTCGTAGTTGGAATATTGTTCATCAATATATCAATAGTGGCTGTAGGTGATTTAGGTGACGTAGGTGTGTAACCTAACATCTTGGCTAATGACACAATATTTTTTCTAATGTCAGCGCTGTCTAGGTACATTTCATTTGCTAACATATTAGCATTGAAACCTAGGTAGTGTGTATTGTAAGCAAGTAAGTCTAGTAGGACAGCAAAACCAGAACCTTCAAAGTCATAGTCTTGGAATTCTGATTGATCTTGTAAAAATGATTTTAAATTTGCTTTTATATCGTCAAAATCAAAATCTGATACTGTTAATTTATTGCTTGCCATCTTATCTTAATCTTTCTAAAAATGTTTCTACTGTAATTGGGTTTTGTATACCTATAACATAAAATTTAATTTCAAGTCTATATGCATTTCTATCAATATCAGGATCAGCCAAAATTTGTGTTATCTTTGCTCTTGGCTCGAAATTATTTAACACTTCTTCAACTTTTCTCTGTAAGTTGAGAGCAGTCAATGGTGTCATTGGTTCAAATAATAACGCTCTAACATTACCACCTAACTCTGGGTGAAAAGGTCTCTCAAAATGATTTGTATTAATTAAATTTCTAACACTTCTTTTAACAGCCTCAACATCAGTAAGTTTGTTTACATCATTTGTAACAACATTTCTACCAAAGTCTAAATCTAAATCTTTGTAAATACGAGTAGCACGTTTACTATTGTTAGTTGCGTTTAAATTGGCCATACCAATATTTATACATGATTAACCAGAGTTTACATTAGAACTTCCAGTAGAGGCAGCATTTGCAACCCAACTACCATGACCACCAGTTGCGTCACCAACTCTATGAATAGCGATACTATTTACTCTAACTGTTGAACTACCACCTACAGCAGGGTCGCCACAACTTGTAGAATCACCTACTCTAATTGATGCTGCGCTGTTTATTGATACATTTGGTGATCCACCAACATAAGCTGTTTGATGAAAAGGGTTAGGTGTTGGACTTGCGTGTCCAACGTGTTTATCTAAACCTGATCTAACACATGCTGGCATTATCTTCTTGCTTCTCTAGCCGCTTTTGCCGCTAATCGCTTTTGTTCTAGTATTATTCCTTGTCTAATTTTTCTACCCATAGGTATTTTTACTGATGTATTAATTTGTTTACCTTTTTTACTCACATATTCAACACCTATTACTTCATCTTTAAAATCACCTTGAACAGCCATTGTTGCTTTCTTCAAACTCATCGCTTCTTTCTCTTTTTCATCGCCATTTTTATTCCAAAACTTAAACATTCTCATTTTACTCATAATTTTTATGCTCCATTAAATAAATCTTCGTTGTTTGTTGATTTTTTTTCTACTTTATCGTGTCTACAGTGACTACAACATACAATTTTAGTACCTTTATCGTATTCTTTTATACAATCGCCACCACAATGACAGTCGTGTCCACAATTTAAACAATATTTTTCCATATTTCTATTTATCTTAATATTTACAACGCATGTAAGCGTGTTTTAGATTCGTTTCTGCCAAATTTTCTTTATTTTTCAACGCCGAATCGCCAATTTTCTCTAAATCTGGCCTAATTTTACAAGATATTTTGGTACAAGAACAAAGGGTGAACAAAAAAAATAAAAAAGTCAAGTAAATCAACCCTTTTTTAACCAATTTATTTGCTATTTTTACCATTTTTATCTGTACTTCGTACTATTTACCCTGTATATTAGCTATATGAACAAAGGAAAAAACACTATGAAAAAGAAAAAAGTAAAAATGAACACAATAGAAGATATGTCAGACGGTTTAATGAGTAAGTTTGGTGTAATGAAAAATAATGTTGAATTTATGGTTGGTAGTGAAGACAATGCTATCAGTGATGAAGACTATGCCACTTGTGAAGCGTTAGCACAAGACGGTGAATCAATTGAAGACTACGCAATATAAGGAGTAATACTATGAAAAAAAAGATATATGAATATATGACAATCGTATTCGCAGTAATGGGTACGTTATCTATGGTATCAGCAGTTGGTGCGATAGAAACAGATCAATACTTATTAGGGGCATCAGCAGTTTGTGTTGGTTTCGCTAGTTTTGTAATGACTTTATTTTCTCAACAATTATATTCGGAGGCTAAATAATGATAAAAGTAGATAAAATAGCAGATAATTTAAATGATGGTATCGTTAATATGATGACAGGTGCCAAAGATGATTATATCAGAATGTCAACTAGTGGTGGTAAAGAGTTGACTGGTTATTCTAAAGAACAAGTTGATAATTGGGATAACAAAACAAAAGTAAGTGAAGGTAAAAAGTATATTAAGATTGTACAGGATACTGGTGTCTTCGCTTTTGTAATGAAAGAAGACTCTGGTAGATTTAAAAAAGGTGATATATTAAAAGCCGCTGGTTATAACAAACCTGCTTTGAACTCGGCTAGAGGTAATGTACTTGAAGGTGGTTATGCCATTCAATGGACAGGTCCTTTATATATGGACACACAAAGAAGATTAAGAGCTTAACAAAAGGGAGGACTATATGAGTAAACTTAAATTTAACGACTTGCCAAAAATACTAGACTGGATTAAAGAGCCTAGTCATGCAGGTCATCTTTTTATTGTTGAACAAACTTTAAAAAGTGTAAAAGAAGATCAGTTTAAAGTTGGTACTAAAGTTTCGTTTGGTAGACCAAATGGTAGAAAGCACACAGGTGTTGTTATTAAACTTGGACCAAAAAAAGCTGTTGTAGAAACTGCTAATGGTAGATATGGACAACTTGGTAAATGGCGTGTACCATATGACCTAATGAACGTTGTTGAAGAATAATGGACAAATATTTAAAATGGATTGCGACAGGATTTCTAATGATAGGGGTAGGTGCTAACTCACTTGCCATCTATCCTTTAGGACCTCTCGCTACATTAGCTGGGGGTTTAACCTGGTTAATCGTTTCTATAATGTGGAAAGAAGCCGCATTAATTACAACTAATCTAGTGTTGTCAGCAATCACAATTGTAGGATTAGTTTACACTTATATTCATTAAAGAGCAATCATAGTTTAACGGTAGAACGTCTGCCTGTGGCGCAGAAGGTCATTGTTCGATTCAATGTGATTGTACCAAAATTTTAGATTAAGTGAGAGGTGAGTTATATGTGGAGGAACTCACCTCTCGTGGTGTGGTATAGTTATTTATACAACTTTTTAATTAAAGAATATCAAATGTTCCTAATATCATACAGATTAATATATAACCCATGTAACATAATAAACAATATCCTATTATCTTTTCGTAAATACTAAACACTAAAAGTTTCTTTTAAAAGTATAATCATTACCATATTTTTTAATATATTCATCATCTAATTTACCATACCTTAATCTATGATAAAAATTTTTTGGTAAAGTATAAAAATAATGATAAACTATTCCATAAAATATGACAATATAAATTACAACGACACAAATATTTTCAAATGTCCAATCAATCTTTGTAGTATTTGACAAGTTTAAATTCTCCTTCGTGTGTTTCAACAAGTGCTGTTAAACTTTCTACCCAATCACCGTCATTCATATATTCAATA